TCAGTATTCAGATAATGACAATTTCATTTCTTCAATCACCGACATAAACTCTTCATTTGACGCCAAATATTTCACAGGGTGGTAAGCAGCCATAAACCGAATGGCAATTGCAATCAAACGCAGCTGTGCATATTCAGTTAAATTTATTAAAGATGTCAATTGCTCCCTACGCTCGTATTTATCAAATCCATTTTCATTAGATAGACGGGAACAAATCATTTTCACCAAGTTTGTAAATACCCGTACTACGTTATGGATCTGATCTTGCTCATCAAGAACCTCTAACCACTCTGTTATTTTATCATCACTTGCATTGTCATCCCGAAAATTAAAAATCTCATCCTCAATTTTAATAACTGCCACAGCCCCTGTATATTCAGCACTGCCATCGTCATATTTAAAATTACCAAACGCAATTCTTTGCGCGTCAATCAAATTAAAGAAATGAGATTCAAAAACACGAAATCTTTCATTTTTATAATTTTGAGCCATATCTTTTTTTAGAACAACATTCGCCTCCCCTTGCAACTTTATAGAATGAAGAAGTAAAACAAAGGATAAAAAACTAAATATAGGCCCTAATAAGCCACCTATATAATCGCTAAAGTCAACCCAGTCAGACGGTTTGTTTGAAAACTCATAACCAAGACGAAAATAAAATTGAAATACAAAAACGCCAACCACAACAAAAGAAAACATCACAGCAAGTGTTATATACTTCTTAGTTATCATAGAACTTTCTCAATAAGATATTTAATAACTCGCCCATTGCTTAGTTTTACTGATTTAGCCTGCAGAGTTAAGGTTAACCAGCTTTCACTAGGGATACCATTATTCTTATCTAGATTCTCTGAAAACTTCTTTTTTGCGAATTGCTTAACTTCTTTGTAGCTACTTGGAAACCCAAACGCAACCGTTTCATCCTCACCCTTAATTAACAATCGCCCATTCCCAGTATTTATATTAAGTCTCGTTATACTGGCTTCAAATGTGATTTTTGTATCATCTATCTGAGGAACTAAAACACCGCACGAATTTTTATTAACGGAAGCAACTTCTATTTTATCGGTTGCGCTTTTGTAATAATGCAATTTTACAGACTTATTAAAGTGCTTTGACATAGATAGAAGATGTTCAAGTGACGACTTTCTAAGTTGCTCTACGAGTTTATCTTCCATACTAGATAATTTAAGCAGGGTCTTTTCTGATTTTTCGGAAAGTTTATTACTTTCCATGTACAAGCTCTCGCTCACAAAATAATGTATAAGTTCATGTAAAGTTTGTTTTCCAATACTTCTTAATCGTTTTTTTAAATCGGGATCATCCAGCTCTACCGAATATTTAATACCATACGAACCTTCAAAACTTCTTTTCATTTTCGTTCTGATTTTTGCGTTTTTACTTAATCGTTGAGGAACGTTTTCTGTGAGAATGGTTTCAGTAACAATCCTAGTTATTTCTGAAGCCCCCTGAATTGTTTCTAATCCAGCAGTCATATCAACGGAGTAATCGTCTGACTCAATAACAACATCAAAATTTAAACTCATTAGGTGATCAATCCATTTATTACATCATGTTATATCCATACATAACACAAAACACTATAAAAACAGCTAATGTTTTCTTTTTTTGATTCAATTGCGGGATAGGATTGGTGATATATATCACATTTCAATAAACACTAACAATTTATCATTCGGAGATTTTCCGTATAGTAACGCGGTATGCACCCTGAGTCACCAGATGTAACTCTCTGTAGTGAGCTGAGTAGTGATTTTTACTGTAGAAGTAGAAGTAGAATTAGCTCATTTCTTGGGGGACAAACACGCACAGCTTTCCAAACATTGAGTTCCGTGATAACAACACTCTCAAACAGGACGCGTTGGAATGGGCACATCATATACGTGCCAATATATATGCACCAATTACATGAAGGTAGCCACGGCAGATTGACGCCAACGACTCTTAATGTGAAGCTCGGTGCATTCTCATCAACACGCACCGCAATTTTGTAGCGCAGCAGACAATTCTAGGATGATTGATTAGTCCAGAATTCCTCCCGACAACTCACCCAACAACTATCTGCCGAATATCCTCCAGCGTTTTCGCTACCTCGACTTGCTTTTTCAGCTCACGCTGTCGTACTTAACATCCCCTCCACAATAAATGGCGAGGTTACAGCATATTGAATAAACAATGAGCCATAACTCCATCATTGTAGGTTTGTCGCAACTATCTGCATCCTATATCCACCAGAACGAGAGCCTCGAACTACCACCCTATCAATACTGCGAGTCCCCGCCATACCATTGGGAAATGTCTTATCCAGCACAACGGGAAGCTCCGCGCACACGCGAGGGTCACCAGGAATATCTAACGTTAATCGGGATGCTTCACGCTGAGTTTTTCTCACCTTCCCTTTTAGGGCTTGCTCAGCATGCGCTTTGTTCACAAAGGGCTCTGGCATTCGCTTATAGGGTGGATTGCCACTTTTAATCTCGTGAAGATTGCCGTTCTCATCAACCCATTGCGCTATCACGCCTCCTGCATTTTTTCGTGATGGCGTATCTAGCTGGCAATTAATAAAAGCTCTACAGCCGGGGCGATTGTCCGGTGGCACCGTGACTTCTACGGTGGGCATCTCTTTACCCGTGATGGTGTGAGTTCGCCCTCTCAAAGCCAATACATACATGCCATCCATCGGCTTGGCTACCGCATCATATTGCTCTGCAATCCGAGTTAAAAATGCGGCGTCAGTTTCATCGGTCTGATCGGTATGCCCTAACGGGAGCGTGTCTAATTCCGGATCGACTCGAGGTGTCAGGTGATGCGCTTCAACCACTTCCCTAAAGACCTCCCCCAGCGTTTTGCCATCCCAGCTGCGGGAGCGACGCTCTTTAAAGCCGGTCGAATCGTCTTTATCAAACACTGCAGCGGTAGCCACGATGGTGATACGGCGTGGGAAAAGCCGTGGTGTGATGCGCGTTATGGTGAATGTTCCGATTTCGAGCACTTCGGTTTCTTTATACCCTTCATACCATGCCAGTACGGCTCCTTCCTGTGGAATGCTATCCAATCCCTCGACATTCACTTCAAGCGTCAGCTGATCGGACTGCACACCGCTAGCATCAATACGCTCAAAAGACTCTAATCGCGAATTAATGATGTCAGCCCCCTTTCCCGCACAGTAATGAACCGGGGTGATCCCAACGTTTAACTCCATACTCCCACCTGTTTGCTGACGCGTTGAATCACGGGTGCTTGCATCTGTAATACGACACCGGCCGGTAAAATTCGTGGCAACCGATATAACGCGGGATTTAACTGGTAAAGCAAGGCCTCGGTTTCATCGTCATCACGCCCCAGATAACGCCACATCAAATCCGGTAACGTATCACCCGCTTGCGTTCTGATGACTTGCATTATTGCGCTCCTGTTTTTTGATGCTCGGGTCACTGAATTCTTTCAAGGTGAGAGCGATTTCTTGCACCATGCAAATGCCGTTATGCACCATTCTATCGCCCTGAAAATCAATGCTAACCAGCGTAAAGCGTCCCAAGTTGGTGCCATCGCTACGGACTAACGTGCGCGGTTTACCTTCATCGCGGATGGCCAATAGCTTGTCGTAGCTCTTCTGCCCCTTCGAACCAAACCAAAGTCCCCGTAAGGTGATTTGGTCCAGCTTCCGCCCCGTTTGTTGCTGCATCGGTAACCGGTTAAGTAATTCCACCTCTATCCAACCACCGTCAGCACTGCGGCTGAGTGAGTAAAGCGGGCTATCATCCCGCTCACTAAATAAGAAATCGCCAAACACGTATTGCGCCATCAATCACTCCCTAAACCAGCTAATGAGGCATCTAGCCGTGTATCCAGTGATAATGAGTTGCTGAGTAATGAAGGAATGAGGTTGGAAAGTTGGGCCTGAATTTTCTGTGCCAGTGCGTTATCTTGCTCTGGATCCCCTGACGCCTTGATATCAAATTTAATCTCAAACTTGTTATCTACACTGACATCACGTGATGGAGCCTGCCTGATTTTCTCGGATGGATCGCCCTTAAACATGGCATCCGTTTTATTCTGGTTATCTCCACCAAACCAACTGCCTATGCGGTTCGCAATCGCCGTCAGGATATCACTGCTCGCCAGCTGCTCGCCGAGCGCACTACCGAGATCACCACCCAATAATGAGCCACCCAGACCGCCTAACGCACCACCTACGGCCGTGCCCACACCCGGCAAAATTAGCGTGCCCAACGCTGCGCCAGCCGATGCCCCCGCCCAACCACCGGCGGCGCTTCCCGCAAGGTCTCCAGCAACACGCCCTATCTGCTGACGATCACCGGTCATAACCGTACTAGCCAGCGATGAACCTGATAGTAGGTAATGCAGGGGTTTAAAGAACTTTCCGATCCGCTGCATAAGTGGCCCTCCGGCATCCAGCACCTCGCGAGTCCCATCGGCCAAGTCAGCTCCGGTTGAGAGCATATCTGCGGCATCCGCCGATGCAGAAAAGCTCGCAATGGCCGCGCCTAATCCCAGTAAGCTAAGCCCTTTACCCACGCCCCGTTTCTTTCTGCGCCTTTTAGTGCGAGGGTGGACGCCGTCCATTGACTCCAATGGCGAAGCCCCGTGGGATTTTCCCATCCGGTCTAGCTGACGATTCACGGCCTCCAGACCGCGCGCCGCACGTTCAGATGAGCGAGCGGTGCGGCTCGTCATATCTCCTAACTTAGCTTTACCGATACGCCCCACTTGAATGATGTCGGAGACCAGCGAGCCAAGCCCTTTTAGAACCACGATCCCCACTTTCAACCCAACCAGTGCGGCGCCGGCTTTCAATAACCCGCTCACGGTCGTTCTTGCCGACTCGGAGGTTTCCATCAGCTCGGAGCCGGCATCCGCCAATTTAGCCACCGGCTCTAGCAAGTCATCGACCACCGGCAGCAACATATCGCCCAGCGCGATGGAGATGCGCTCAATCTTGGCGCTCACCTGTGCAATACGGTGCGCCCGAGTTTGTGCTCTCGCGTCATACTCTTTTTGCATCGAGCCGAGATAAGCACTGCTGTCCGCGGCCATATCGAGGGCTTTTTTCAGTAAGGTGGTATTAGTGGCCAACTTGGCCACTGCCCCTTTGACCTCTTCACCGAAAATCTGGCTGATGATGGCACCTTGCTCTTCAGGCTTGGCCTTTTTCAGCTTCTCGAGCACCTTAAGCAAGGTGCCAGCCGCATCCTTCTGCATGTCTTTCGCCAACTGCTCGGGATTAAACCCGATCATGGCCAAGGCCTCGCGCTGACTTTTGGTGGCAGAAAAACCCTTGGTGAGTGCCCCTGAGATATTTTTCAGCGCTGTCGCGGCGGTTTCTTCAGTGGCCCCACCGGCCAACATGGCGGCAGCAAGACCGGCAGATTGCTTATCGGTAAAGCCCGCGCCCATGGCCGTCGCACCTTGGCGATTCATCACCGCCGACACATCCTTGGCGCGCGCCTTCATCTCATTACTGATCTGATTGGTGTAGTCGGCCAGCTGCATGGCTTGGTCTTGGGTTAAACCCATCGCGCTGCGCCACGTGGCTAAAATCTCCCCCGCCTCTCCTGAGGAAACATCATAGGCCACGCCCATTTTTGCGGCCGATGCAGCAAACGCCAGCAGTTCATTACTGTCGGTTTTACCATCCGCCTTTTTGCCGATCCCGGCTTCACCGGCCGCCGCCACAATGTCAGTCATCCCCGTTTGAGAGATCCCCAGCTCCGAGGCCAGTTTCATCATGCGGCGACGGGTGGCCTCTTCGTCGGCTTTATCCTTAAAATCGACGACCTTTTTGACGCCGGCAAAGCTGGCCTCATAATCAATCGACTTTTTCGCTAACGCGACCAACGGTGCGCCAGCGGCCACGGTGCCCATAATGTCACCACTCAACGCCCCTCGCCGTTCGGCATTCTTCTGCATCTTGTCGTTGGCCGCATTGAGCGTTTTTAGCCGTTGCTCTTGTCGTTGCAGCGCGTGATTAGCCTTATCTGTCGCCCGTTGTAGGCGATCTTGATAGGCCGCTAATCGGTTTGCATCAGAGCCTGAAAGTTTAAGCGCACCGCCTAAGCGGGCTAACCGCTGCCGTTGTCCATCCATGGACCGCTCCAGCCGTGCGGCTTCACCACTCAGTTTATGGGTTTCGCGTTGATGCTTGGCGGCAGCCTCCGCCGCTTTCTGATGAGCCGGTGTCAGACTGGCTATCTTCTGCTGCGCCTGGGCCATGGCGCGGCTTTGCGCCGCTGTCAGTGTGCCGTTTTGCTGCAGTTCACGGTTTAAAGCATCAATCACCGCCTGCGCCTGATTAATCTCCTTGGCATAGCGACGCTGCTCTGCCGCGGCGATCCGCAAACTGGCCCCCTGCGCATCAGCGGCGCGTCGCGCTTCAGCCAAGCGGGTCGTGCTCTCTGCCAGTGAACGCTGCAATCCTTGATATTCACCCAGCAGCTTTTGCGAGCGCTCGAGCGCTTGCACCTGCTCACGAGTCTGGCCGATGGCCGTTTTGTATCGCTCAGCCGCTTTCCCCGCACTGTCAAATACTCGGGACAGCGCATCTTTCGCTTCCAGCGTGACCGAATATTTTTTGCCCGTCATTCGGATACCTTTAATCTCGCCAGCGCCAGTGAATACCGGCGCAACGCCGTGGGGATCCGCCATCCAAGGATTTCACGCTCAGTGGCGGAGTAAACTAAAGGAATGGTGTCTGTCAGTCGTTGGCAGTCGATGTCGGAAAGAAGTCCGCCGTTTCGGACAAAAAATCAGTCACCCTCTCGGTTAGCGTGTTCCAATCCGGCATGTGCATATCGAGCAGCGCATCAAAATCCAACTCGGTACAGGTGGAGACAATGACGAGGGTTTGCTGGAACGGATCGGTATGCTTACGCGCCTCCTGCTGCAAATGCACGGTCGGCGGTTGAATGGCAATTTGGCTCACGCGCCCTTTGAACTTGTCCTCGACAGGCACCAATAACACGGGCGCATCGGGATCAACTTCGGCAACCTTTTTGCCTTGCGCCATGGCTTGCTCAGCCAGAAACGGCTCGGCCTTGCCGTTCACCATCGCGCGTACGTGGCGCAGAATGCTGTTGTAATCCGGTACGCACAGTCGCAGGTATTCACTGTCAGACAGACCGGTCGAGCGCAGCAAGAGTGCCTTTTCAAACTTCATCAGTACCGCATCACTGACCCCGTCAGATGCTCCATCCACCAAACCATATTCAGCACGCAACTCGCGCACCGTCCGTAATGGCAAGGTATGAATGTTCAAGGCGGTCAGCGGCTGCCCTTTGTCATCGACAATCGGCCAGCGCAGCGTGTGGGTTTTGCTATAGGCAGTGACAGACATAAAACCTCCAGATAAAAAAAATCCCTGCTCATGCAGGGATCCGTCATCAAGGAAAAGGAAGGCGAAAGAGAGTGCGGTTAGACCACCGCGGCGAGGACGTTACCCAGCCCCAAGTCCACAATGTTGGCGTTGCGATCGACGTGGAATACGGTCTTTCCGTTCTCCAAACGACGCGCCGATTTGATGGAGAAATTGATCACATGCTGGCGTAGCTGTCCCATCTGGGTATTGCTCTGCTCAATGGCGGTGATTTCTGCCATTTGCCAAATCTCCTGCGCTTGGATCACCGCGCCATCTTCATCACGAAAGGTCTCAAAAATGGTCACGGGGATCAGCGCCCCGGCCGTTAAGCCATATTGGGATAGCATCGCGGGTGTCGCGCCTTTTAAGGTCAGCGCCCCTTTCATCGCTTCAATACCGACCCAGTGCTCTCCGGCCACAAAGGAGCCGCCACGCGTGCCTTCCATCACTTTTTTGGGGTACGCCGAGGTGTAATCCTCAAACTCCAGCATTGAGGGAATACCGTTGAGCAATACCCGCATACCCAGTTTTGCTTGTGCGCCGGCCATTACAGCGTCTCCTCCAAAAATGACTTCACGATCCCCACATCCTCACGTAGGTGGAATACCATGTGCTCATTCGGACTGTACCCACCGTAGGCAATCACAATGTGCCATTCACCGTTCAGATACGCCTCCGGCGAGTTCAGCGTCGGGTGCAAATAGACCTGTGCGGCAATCAGCGCTCCGGCCGCCGCTTCCTGCGCTAACCACGCATTGAGGCTGTCGCATTGCTGCTGCATAAACTCAGCGGTCAGGTTTTCCCCCATCTTGCGATCAGCGGTTTTAATCAGTTTGCGGATGATGGCTTGCTCTAAGCCGACCTTATTGATGAAACGGCCGGATAACGTGCGGTTACCGATGACCGAGAAGCCACCCACACTGGTGTGAGCAAAGTAGGTGATGCCATAGCGGTTCAGCAGATTGCCACCGCTGGCCTTATCCATGACGTTGTAATCAATGGTGCGCTGCGTATCGTCAATATTGACGTTCATCCGCCCTTTGCCCGGCACTTCCCACGGGTTAACCCGTGCCGCCGCCCCCAACAAATGCGGGACGCCAGACATGTAGACATAGCCTTTGGCCTTGGCTGACCAGACTTTGACAAACGGATCGACCAGTGTGGCCAAGTCATAACCCGTGCCGACCGTACCCAGCGATTTACTGAAATTAATCGCATCTTGATCGTTGGTCGATGGCCCATCCAGCACCGGCTGCGCGGAAATACGCAGTGCCATTTGCGCCAAGGCATCACACACCGCTTTATGGTTAAAGCCAGGCGCCGCGATATGGGTCAGCGACTCATCCGTGCTAATCAAGGCTTGAATACCGGTTCGACGACCGGTGTCCGGATCAACCTTGCCAATGATGTTGGCCACGGTTCCGGCGGGCGTCAGATCTTTACCTTTCACTGTAATTTGTGTGCCTTGAGTCAGGTCGGCAACGCGCAAGGTGCCGTTTTGACTCAACGTTAAGGTGTTCACTTCAGCCACCGTGTAAATCTGTACCGCCGCACTTTTTTCCCCCACCACGGCAGTCCAACTGTTAACGGCGCTCCCGCTGACCGACTCCAATAACGTTGAGCTATCAACAATCACCTGAATGGGACCGCCATCGTCCTGAGAGGCTGACACGACCGTCATGGTGTAATCCTTGGCGGCCGGCTCCAAATCGGTCTCTTCACGCTCAATCACCACGTAAATGGGGACATTGGCCACCTTTTGGATTTCGGTGACCGCACGCCACAGTGTCCCGCGTTCATTACCGGTTTTATCCAGCATGGCGGCTTGTACGGGTGTATTAATGCGCCACGCTTTACTGCGCGGGATTTGTGGATCGGCATCTGGCGCGGTCCCCACGAGCCCCAATACCACACCGCCTAGCGGTCCCATGGGCTGCGGTGCCGGCTGACTCAAAATGGAAATACCATTGTGTACAAAGCTGGTAATTTCAGGCATGGACTACCTCCTCGCGACGACGCGGTTTCTCTTTGCTGGTGAGCGCCTTGATATAGCCGATACGGAGCAAGTGCTCGGCCTCCAAATCGGTCAGTTCGCAGGATTGCCCCTGCTCTACCCAGCGCGGTTGGTTGGGAAGTTCAAAGCCAATCCGCGCGATATAGCGTTTTTTCGTCATAAAAATCCCATAAAAAAACCCGCACCAAGGCGGGTTTATGTTGATCGGCACCACTAAGCTCATGAGGTTACTGGCGGCAACGGCCAAGTCACTTGCTCAGGCCAAGAATCACTGTGCGGTAAACGATGTAAAGCTACGCGATATTGTCGCCAAGCGACTAATAAAGTCCGCTCTGACTCATTTATCACTCCTAGCTTCTCTGCATCCTCTAAAGGTGCCATAGTAAGCGCGGCCTGCTTCAATCGACCATCTAACTCAGCCAATAAATCAGCCTCACACACCGGCTCAGCAACAAACTCCCCGATCGCACCAAAATCACCGAACACAGCACGCACATACAATTCTCGACCATGTTCAGCGGGATCATCAGAGGATGCAGTAAAAGGGACTTCACTATCCGATAAGTGACTAAAACGAGCCATCAATGAAACAGCGGTCTTTTCACTATTAGCCCAAACAGGGGAATGTGCCGATAAGATTTCAATCTCCACAAACGTCTCCTTATGCCACTCGAATCCACGCTGTACACACATCACTAGTGCTATGATCTGCTTGTGATGGGATGCATCCTTGGCACTGCCATGTTCCCGGCAGAGATCCCCATTGCGCCTGCCCCGCGTTAGCTGGATATAATCTAACTCCATCAACGCGCACTCCAGGCGCAAAAGACTCACCTCGCCTTGATCCAACACGGGCAAAGACTGTAGCGCCCACAGCATTCCATGCACCCGAAATAACATCGTGATTCCCCTGAGCCGCAGTATGCGTATGCGAATAAACCGCATTGGCTTTATTCACCGTATCTCGTAATCCAAGATTGTCGATAAAAAGGGGTTTATTAGGAATATCCGCACCATTTTGATTTTTTTGTAACGCGGCGTTGGCCTTATTTACTGCATCTCGTAAACCAAGGTTATCGATAAAACGTTGTTTGTCAGGGATGTCTGCACCATTCTGGTCTTTACTTAATTTCTGCCCAATGAGATTCATCACGGTGGCCGAAAAATTCGGATCATTGCCGAGAGCCGCTGCCAATTCTTGTAGCGTGTCCAAGGCGGCAGGCGATGAATTCACCAACTTTGCAATTTTCGCGACCACAAAAGCTGCCGTAGCAATCTCCTGTCCCACAGCTGAATCTACGGGAGTAGGCGCTGTAGGGTGTCCCGTTAACGCCGGGCTATTCACTGGCGCTTTGCTTGCCGCCAAATCATGAACAGTCTTCACCGCCTTCGGTGTTGCGGCTAGCGTCTCTGACGTACTATCTGTCGCACTACTCAGCTGAACCAAACCACGCTTACTTGTGGTGGCATTCTCTGCCGTGTATTTCCCTGCGGCCAAATCATACGCGGTTTTTACGGCTTTTGAGGTTGCTGCAGTCGACTCACTAGCGCTATTCGTTGCATTCGACAATTGAACCAAACCACGCTTAGCACTGATGAATCCCCTAATGATTTTGGTAAAAATCATTAAGTTAAGGTGGATACACATCTTGTCATATGATCAAATGGTTTCGCGAAAAATCAATAATCAGACAACAAGATGTGCGAACTCGATATTTTACACGACTCTCTTTACCAATTCTGCCCCGAATTACACTTAAAACGACTCAACAGCTTAACGTTGGCTTGCCACGCATTACTTGACTGTAAAACTCTCACTCTTACCGAACTTGGCCGTAACCTGCCAACCAAAGCGAGAACAAAACATAACATCAAACGAATCGACCGATTGTTAGGTAATCGTCACCTCCACAAAGAGCGACTCGCTGTATACCGTTGGCATGCTAGCTTTATCTGTTCGGGCAATACGATGCCCATTGTACTTGTTGACTGGTCTGATATTCGTGAGCAAAAACGACTTATGGTATTGCGAGCTTCAGTCGCACTACACGGTCGTTCTGTTACTCTTTATGAGAAAGCGTTCCCGCTTTCAGAGCAATGTTCAAAGAAAGCTCATGACCAATTTCTAGCCGACCTTGCGAGCATTCTACCGAGTAACACCACACCGCTCATTGTCAGTGATGCTGGCTTTAAAGTGCCATGGTATAAATCCGTTGAGAAGCTGGGTTGGTACTGGTTAAGTCGAGTAAGAGGAAAAGTACAATATGCAGACCTAGGAGCGGAAAACTGGAAACCTATCAGCAACTTACATGATATGTCATCTAGTCACTCAAAGACTTTAGGCTATAAGAGGCTGACTAAAAGCAATCCAATCTCATGCCAAATTCTATTGTATAAATCTCGCTCTAAAGGCCGAAAAAATCAGCGCTCGACACGGACTCATTGTCACCACCCGTCACCTAAAATCTACTCAGCGTCGGCAAAGGAGCCATGGGTTCTAGCAACTAACTTACCTGTTGAAATTCGAACACCCAAACAACTTGTTAATATCTATTCGAAGCGAATGCAGATTGAAGAAACCTTCCGAGACTTGAAAAGTCCTGCCTACGGACTAGGCCTACGCCATAGCCGAACGAGCAGCTCAGAGCGTTTTGATATCATGCTGCTAATCGCCCTGATGCTTCAACTAACATGTTGGCTTGCGGGCGTTCATGCTCAGAAACAAGGTTGGGACAAGCACTTCCAGGCTAACACAGTCAGAAATCGAAACGTACTCTCAACAGTTCGCTTAGGCATGGAAGTTTTGCGGCATTCTGGCTACACAATAACAAGGGAAGACTTACTCGTGGCTGCAACCCTACTAGCTCAAAATTTATTCACACATGGTTACGCTTTGGGGAAATTATGAGGGGATCTCTCAGCGCTTAGCAGTCGTCGCATCCTCAGCGGTATATTTGCCTGCCGCTAAGTCGTGAACGGTCTTTACCGCTTTCGGCGTTGCCGCTAGCGTCTCGGACGTGCTGTCGGTCGCACTGCTCAGCTGCACAAAGCCCTTCTCCGTCAATGACGCATCAGGGTGGTTGCGGCTTTCTTCATGGCGTTGAATTTCACGCTTCAAATCCGCCAACGTCGGCCACACCACAGACGGATCAATAGTGACATTCACCACGCCAGCATTCTGGGGAATGAAGCGCAGCCGGTACAAATAGCTTTTGGCTTCCCCCGAGGTGATCAGCGGTTTGAAGTCCCCTGACACCCGACGATAGGCGTACAAGATGCCGTTATCTAAGATGGCTGACATCTCATTGATGTAATACCCCGTGCCATTAATGGCATGCTCAGCCGGTATGGCGCACTCCGCCACAAAGATACCGGGGTTCTTTTCATCCTGATAAACCTTGGCCGGAAACTCGGCAATTTTATTGACCATGGCCGTCAATCCCATCGGCGATTGGTCATCCGGTAGGACGCCATTACCAATCCCGATTTTGGCAATGTTGACGACCTTACCCAAAGCGTGTGCTGTACTTTCGTAGTTCAGACCCGCCTGAGTCAGGTAGCCGCGATAATCTTTACTCATCGGATAGCCGCCTCAGAATCTGAAATGATATAAACCTCACCCACCACTGCGTGGTATACCCCATAATCATCCGAGCGCAGTGCCGGAGCCCACGGCTCACAATCACTCACCACGCCGGACTCGGCATAAATCGCCGTATACAGTGCAACCTCTGCCGCCCTGACCAACTCCAGAGCCACGATATCCCGCTCAGCCTTGTAGGTATTAATACGTGCAATAATCCGCCGTGACGTGGCCTCATCCAGTTGGGCATCGGGCAAATTGGCCACAAGCTTCAACTCGTAAGGCCGGCCGGTTTTGGTAATCTCCGCCTCAACACCCAGGGCACTTAAAGCAAACATCAGCCCATAGCGCGAGCAGCTTTTAGACTGAATCACCAAGCCATTGGCGGTGACATTACGCCGTGCTTGTAGTGAGTCTTCCGGAAACCAGTCCGATACCCCACGTTCAATCGCGAGCGCCGGTAAAAACTGGGCCGGTGTACGCATGGCATCAAAGAGCCCAGCGGTCGGTGAACGCGCCTCTTGTTGGTGTAACTCGGCCTCTATCAGCCGTAACAACGCGGACTGCAAGGGGGTACGGTTATCCGGGAGCGAGTCACTCATACGCCACCTCCAACTCGATGCCGGTACAATACGGTGCCGTTTTGTAGTCACACACAATACTGGCCGCCGGCTCACTCAATTCAACACGCACCACCCTTTGTGCCTGCTGCAAGGTGAAATACAACATCGACAGGTCTACCCGTCCGTTCAGGCGGTGCGTGGCTTGCGCGTATTCCTGCAAGGCCGCGGTCACCGGCTCGATATCAATCAGTCCATCCGGCGTTGGCCGACCATACAGTTTGGCGTGGATTTTATAGTGGGTGATCGTCGGTGCTTTGACCGACAGGACATCGGTCTCCAGCTCAATGTCATCCCGAGACAGGTAGGTCTCAACCTCCTTGAGTAGCGCCTCCGAGGGGATCCCCTCGGCCGTCTCGCGTGACAAAATGTAGAGGGAGACGTTACCGGTGCCCGGCGCTTCACAACGCGCCTGCGCATCCAGCACTTTGCCCACCGGACTTTCGGCCGCGAAGCGGTAGCGCAAGACCACTTCATTGGCTTGTGGCTTCTCGACCGAAATGGTCGGCCGTTCGCCCAATGTCATGGCATGAAACCGGTAAGCCGTTCGGCTGCCCGTGGTGCCAAATCCAAACGGGGCCAGCAAGGCGCGGATCAGCAAGTCCCGATCGCTTTCCATCTCGTCAGGCTGCGGTGGATAGGCATTCGGGTTGCCCTTTTTTAATGTTTGCCGGAAAACCCCAAAATCCCCCGCCCGCGCATCCAGTGAATCCCCTTTGGCAAACAGCATCAGCAAACTTTCAAACTGCTTATTACGCTTACGATCTTCAAAAACCATCACTTCCGTCAGGTACTGCAGCAAAATCGTCAGGATTTCAGCATCGTTTTCTAATGTCTGTTCGACGGCAGGAACATCCTCGGGGCGGATCGCCGTGAGGCATTGCAAGAAGGCCTGTTTTAAGCGCGGATACTTCTGCGAAAAGGATTCATATTGCAACGCCTGCGGGACGGGGATCCGGTCTATCGCCGGATTAAACATGTACCTTCACCTCCACATACTCCCCCTCGTAATGGCCAAAAATTGACACAAAAAAACCCGCGTCGGCGGGTTTAAGTTCGATTCGCTTAGGACTGAAATCCGTGATGCCATTCGCGGGATCCGCCATGGCATCAAACATGTCAGCCTTGATGAGTAAGGCGACATCTGGCGACACATTCCGCCCCAGATAATCAGGAACATGGCAGCCAAAAGCGCGTCGGCGGTACCGACTCCCCTGACGGGTAGTAAAGAGTTGCTGTAAGCGGCTGGCCAGTTGTTCGAAACCGCGGAGAGTGCGCCCTGTACGCGCGTCCATCCCGAACATATTGCCCTCATTGCGTGTGACTGACCGCCCCCACCATCGGCTCACCGTGTGGGTGGCGGTGTGAATTATAGATAGTGCGATCGTCTGACAGGTTGCGAACCTGATCGCCGAGCTCACCATGTACATTGCGCACATAGGGCGTATCGACGAACTCCACCCCGCCTGGGGCATGGATAACCAATTTCCCGACCGCTTTATCCCAATACAGGTAACTCTGCGCTATCTGGGTATACACCCAATCGGGGTTATCGGTGGGAAACGGGAAGTCGTCAGAATCAATACCGACCAAGGCAATACAGCCTTGTAAGTTATCACCGGCACCGTAGTTGAGCAGTAGCGTGGTTTCACCCACGGAGGGCTGGCGGTAATGCGCCACATCCCCCGCCGCGGCGGAGAACCATTTGATCGGTGGCGTCGTATTTTTACCGACCACCACGGTACAACGGTGACCCGACACTGACTGAATACGCCCGAGCAAAATCGCATTATTCGCGCGGCGCCGCCCAGACTCAATCTGCGCCTCGAGCAAGGCAATCCGATCTAATAAGGGGGCAAGGCGCATCGCGATAATCTGATCTAACGCATCATGCATAGTCACCTCACAGAAGCGGCCGATACGCGTTAGGGTCATCCGGATTATCCGGATTTACGGCAAACCTCACGCCATCACGGATAGGCGATGGGGTGAACGCCCCTGCGCCTAAGTACAACGGTTGGATCCATTGCACGCCGCGACTTTCTACCCCATCCACCCCCAGCATAAAGCCGGTATCACCGTTAACTTGAATATCCGGCTGGCCACAACAGGAGGACGATAACCCGAACGTGTTCAAGTCAATCACGCGCTCAACCTCTGAGGCCAAATCAATTGCCACCAACACCGCGCGCGGCACTGACGCCGGCACGACACAATGTGCGGTGATGAGAAATTGGTGTTGATAGCGACCATCTGGCCGGCGCGTGCCGGGGTGTGCATCCTCGAGTTGGATAAAGACCGCAGGACCGTTTAATGGCACTGACCCAAAGTCCTCATAGCCCAACACGGGAATATCCCCGACCAAACGGGTCGTCAACCCAGCCATGAGGCGGTCATAGTACTGGCTAGGGCTTTCAATCATGTCAGCCATGTCCTCCTCCTGCCGCTAACTTGCTGCGCCCCCGTAAATCCGTCTCAAAATGGCGCAAAAAGATATCCGGCAAATTCAAAAACACCTCATCCTCCAACGCCACAATCATCTCATCGTCAATCGGCACACGGATCCGCTCGAGCGGGGTCCGCTGCTTCCCCTTACGGCGCCACACCCCTCGCCGTCCGCGAATGACCGCCACAAAAGCCTGTTCGTGATAAGTCCCCCGAATCATCAGGCCGCCAGCTGCTTTGCGAACGCCGCCTTTAAACAGCAAGGGGTCTAGGTCATTCAAGCCAAACCAAAACTTGAGCTCAGCGCTATCCTGACCAGGCTTTAAGTAGGCTTGCACACGCCGTTTCAAACTTCGCTGTACGGGACGCAGACCAATGCGTTCACGCATCAGGCTTAACGCCTGCTTACGGATAGTGATTTCGGTTCGCTTCATGGCGCGGTGATATGCCATGCGGATGGCTTTATCGCTCAAGGCCGAGAACTGCAACAGCATCCGCTCCAGCACATCGTCATCAATATGCATGTACAGCAGGCTCATCGCGTAAATCTCACCCCATTTCCGGATGGTAAACGCTGTGCGCCAACAAGCCCGAGCACTAACAACGTACTGCTCTGGTCTGGATACAAAACGTCAGCCACGACTCTCGGGCCTTGTGGGGTATCCAGTTCAGCGCCAACCATCAACGGTCTGTCGAGTCTCTGCCCCAATACCGTTAACGAACCATGCTCACACGTAGCGGCAAAGGGGCGCGGAGCGCTACTGCTAGGACTCCCCTTACCGGCAGACAATTGGGTGTCATAAATGGCTCGAACCGATAAAGGCTGCCCCCCTTTTGGCCGCAAAATAAAATCAGCCGCCATATGCTCCATGATGGCTTCATCAGCACGCTGCAAAGCGCTATCAAACAGCACATCCAAAGACGCCATATCACACCACCTGAATCAGCCCACGCTGACTTAAATCAGGCACCCACTCTGGCGCTAGCCAACATGATTCCCCTTTTAACACCAGACTCACCGGCTGACCTTGGGCGTTGAACGCATCGGTGTGTAAGGTTACTAATGCGGTCACATGAACGCGCTCAGCCTGCGAATCAAGTGAGATCACTTCTTCACTCGGCGCCTCTTGGGAGTCTTCGGGAGCGCTGGCCATTTCCGCCAACTCTTCCTGCACTTCACGTACACGCTGCTGCAGATCAGCCAACGAGCCCGTCACGGGTAACTTGCGCCCTAATTGCTCACTGAGCGCATTCAATTGCGTAATCAATTCCTCTTTCTGCGACATGCTTCGCTCCTCAAAAATCATGCCCCATTCAGGGGCATGCTCATGGGCATTACGCCAATTTCACGGATACAAATTCGTCAGCATCCGACAAAATCATCAGCGGTGCAGATTGGGTCATGGTGTACTCATGCGCTGGGTCACCGGTTTGGATCCAGTTTTTCGGGAAGCGCGTCCCTTTCACGACCCCTTCTCGGATAATCTCGATATCCTGACAACCCCCATAGGTACGCAGACCGCGCGCATGGGTGTTGCCCAGCACCATCGTCAGTTCAGGCAGGTAGTTTTGTTTTTTCCCCTTCACGATATGCTGGCCGCTGTACACCACAATGGCGACATCACCGAACATCCCTTTGTACGACACGGCTTGGCCCAGATCTTTTAACGCAGTTTCCAATACCGAGTTGGAGCCGCGGCGGGTATCCAGCTTCTCATTCACTTTTTTGAAGGAGCGGAACAGCGCCCATCCTTTCGGGTCAAACACGATGATGTTGATCACGCCACTGGCCTGCAGGGCATACGCTTCAATGTCTTCGGTGGGGTCATAGGTGGCTTTATCTTTTTTCGACCATTCCGCGCCGCCCGCCTGTGTGATGTTATTGCCGGCGCTGCGCTGCATATCCACTTCGACCGGCTCAAAATCTTCACCTTCCATGATGTAGCGACCATGCAACACGGCATCGACGGCCTGACGCTCTTCGATTTGCTGAATGGCCAACTCCTCATCTTTGAGGTTTTGCAAAATCAGGCGCTTGCGGCGGTAGGCCGGATCATTCAAGTTCTGCGGGTCTTCATCCGCCAACTGTGTCACCACCATGCCCGGCGTGACTTCATGCTTCGGCTTCACATAGCCGGGTTTGAATTGTTGGCGCAGACCACCACGGGTACGCAGTACCTTGCCGGATACCGTTGGCGAGACATACACCGCCATATCCACTTCGCCCGGGATTTTGGCCAGATTCACTTCCTCGGTATCGAAGGTATAGGTCTCACGGAAGAACAGACGCAAAAACAGCTGATCAAACTTAAATTTTTGCTGCGTCGCAGTCAGCAGCTTACGAGTCGTATACATCGACATAGCGTTACCTATAAAAAAAGCCGCATCCGCGGCCTTCAATCATTGAACAGACAATCACACCACGCTGAGCGCAGTGCCAACAAACGCATTACGTTTAAGGTGCTCATCCGAGACACCGTGTGGCCACTGAATATCCTCCAAACGCCACGACCCACTTTTGAAATAGGTCACCTGCGTTGCAGAATCAGCGACACTTAAGGCAAGCAGTCCCACCGCGGTACCCGCTTTAGTCCCATCCCATGCCACCAATTTTCCCGTTTCGTTTAACATCAACGGGGTCAATGCGGGTGTCGCCGCGCTTAAGTCGGCTGCACCGCGGGCGGTGTACACCGGATCGCTATCGCCCAATGGCTGAAAATAGGTCAGTACTTCTTCGCTCATTGCCCCTCCTTACACCGGGATCGCCAGTAAGTCGTTATCGTCAGCCCCGACAGGCGCTGAGGCCGACGTGACCGGTGCCGGGGCGCCGCGCATCATGTCATCTAAGGCCGTTTCACTGCGCGTCTGCGCACTGAGTGGTGCGGCCGCCATAATGCGTCGTGCATCCTCGACGGTCATACTCGGAGTTTTAGCCAACACCTGCGCCATCGCTTCACGCCCGTTCGCCTCTTCACAGCCGAGGATCCCCATAATGCGTGCATTCTCAGCCGCCACGGCTTCAGCCACCGCCGCGGATAACTGCTCCGCTGAAATCCCCGCCACACTCTGCGCCGCCCCTGTCGGCTGGTTATCAGCAGAATGGTTTTCTTGCATGACTCCTCCCGTAATCACGGTTTTTGATGAATGAGTTAATGCCTCGCGCATCACGCCGATAGCATCTGAATTAATCACCAGCTGGTCTGCCAGCCCGATATCCAACACCTCTGCGCCGGCATACACGGCGGCTTCAGTAGCGAGAACATCGTCAACCGACAAGCCGGTATAACTGGCAACCTTCTCGGCAAATCGCTGCCGCGTCATATCCATCTGCGCTTGAAACTGCTCACGTACGCTGTCCGGCAACGCGCTATACGGATTACCCTCCACCTTGTGCTGGCCGCTATACAGCAAGGTGATCTCGACCCCCTCTTTGGCCATCGCGCCGGCATAGTTACTGTGCGCCATCATCACGCCAATGGAGCCGGTTCGAGCCGTTTGCGTAATAAGGCGATGGCTGGCAGCGCTTGCAATCAACTGGCCGGCACTGCAGTGCATGTCATTGGCCAAGGACCAGATCGGCTTTATCGCGCGCATCCGCGCAATGACATCCGCACAGTCAAACGCCCCGGCCACCATCCCGCCTGGGGTGTCCATATCTAACAGCACCCCGTCCACGTCGGGATCGGCCATGGCTTGATTCAAGCGCGCCACAATCCCGTTGTAGCCCGTCATCCCCGAATAGGGCTTCACACTGCGCGTCTTACTCACCAAGGTGCCGGATATCGGGATCACCGCAATCCGCTCCGCCACGGAATACGGGCGAGGCTCTCGGCGTCCCGCGTGCTCCTGAAAAGCCGCTAACTCCTGTGAGGTCGCTAACGATTCGCCAGTGGCATCACGGATGGCCGCAATCCCCATCTGCTCGGCTAACGCGCAAAAGAAAACCCGCGCATAGGCGGGTTCAAGTAGTAAGGGCTGGTTAAATGCCAACCCCGCGATATGGGGAAGATTACGCAGCATCAGCCTCCTCCTTTGTGGTGTTCTTCAATTGTGTTTGGAAGGCGGTGGCCGCCCATGCCGGTGGGGCGAGACCTTTATTTTTGCGTTCAAGGGTCTCGCGCACTTGCTGGGCAAAGACATCTTCATAATCCAAGCCACGCTTGGCACATTCGATTTCATAGGTGCTCAAGCCGCCCTCAATCAGCATGACCGCCTCTTGTACCTCTTTTAATCCATCAATAGCTAAACGTCCGGCACCAATCCACTCACATTTGGCCCATGAACAGCGTGCTTCTTGGAAAGAAAATCGCGCCTTAGCCGGTAATCTCACCACGCCGCGGACAATCGCCTCCTCCAGCCAGCACAAAAACATCTGGCTCGCCTGACGCGAGGCGATGAATTTGCGTCGTCCCATAAAGTAGTGCCACGACTCATTCGCACTGGCGCGCGCCGTGGAGTAACTCAGCTGCTGGTAATTACGGGATAGCTGCTCATACGACACGCCCGTGCCGGCCGCGATGTAGCAGAGCAATGATTGTTCTAACGCAGAGAAGCCGTTATCCGCATTCTGGGCAGTTTGTAAGTTGAGGGAATCACCAGGGAAAAGATGCGGCACCTTGGCACCACCCAATTTCACTTGGGCATTGAGGTAGTAAGCGGCCATTTGTGCCAGCATCCCTTCTAATGGGGGCGTAACACCACCGGCTTTACTGCTCTCTCCCGCGCCTAAAATGAACTCCATCGCCGCTTCCGTATCCAACTCACTTTCAATCGTGGCGGCATACATGGCTTTGACGATGGCGCTCTGTAACTGGGTTTGCTGGAGCGTATCGAGCATTTTCATTTGCTCCATGACGCTATAAAACCGGTTAGCACCGCGGGTTTGCCCATCCTCTTGCGGCTCAAAAACATGGATCATGGCCGGACGCCCATTGGGCATTTCTCGGGGGATCCGCGTCCATTTTCTGGCTGTCCAGCCCGGATACGCATCATCTGCCACATGGTACGCCAACGCCGCGCCGGCACTGTTTATCTCGACGCCGGCACGCAGCCCTGTCTCATCACAGCGACCAAACGGATTACAAATCCGCTTAGGGCTAACCATTTTGAAGCGCGTGCGAAATAGGGTGTGCGTGTCACTGTCCCAGCACGGCTGAACAAAAATCTCGCCATTGAAGGCATGGACCGCTACCCCTTCACGGATCATCATGGTGAAGGTTCGCTTGCGCTCGGCATCAATGTAGCAGTGGTTATCCTCGGCATACTCTGCCCACGCATCTTCCACGTCTCGCGCGAACGCACGCGCTTCGGCTTCACCAATGCCTAAATAACGCCAGTTAGGCCGATAACTGAGTCGAAAGAACGACCCCACAATATGATCCTGATGTAGCTGGATAACATTGGCGGCAAAGCCATTGTTACGTACCAAATCATCCGCTCGCGCATTCCCGCGCGCCAATACCGGCAATAAGGCGGCATCAGCACTTTCTGGTGCGGGGCTCCACTCTTTAAGCTGACCACCAAAGCCGCTGCCACCCCCAGAAAACCCCGCGAATTGGCGTAGTGGCGTCACCCCATCAGGGGCAAGAAGTTGCGAACTCATACATAAAACCCTGCCGGACGACGACGACGGCTCATGCCCGACTGCGCCTCTAACTCTGCGATATAACGTTTCAACTCACTGACATTGGCGGCCGTAAACTCAACCCGTCGCCCCTCTTTTTGCACCGAGGTCACCCACTTTCCGGTCATCAAATCATGCAGTGCTTTACGGGCTGCCAGTAAATCAGCCTGCATCGCCATACCCTTACCCTCCGAGTATTTTTGCCATTTGCGCTAACGTTGCTTCACTCTGTCGTCGTGACTGCTCACGATTTTCTTGTTGAAAACTGGCCTGTAATGCCTCCAGATTCACTTGCCAGCGGGACACGCTGATCCGTAATGCGGCCAAGGCATACACAAAACAGTCCAATGCCTCATTACGACGGCCTTTGTTATCCCACAAGTAACGACGTTTGCCGTTTTCCCACTTCTCGGTCACCTCCTCTGCCGTCAATTGCTGCGCTTCCGTCAGGTCAAACACGTCTGGATTATTGGGAAAATGCACCGCCCCAGGCATCGGTTCATCGGGCGCGGCCCGCTTGAGCGTCAGACGGTGATAGATTTGCTCTTTGGCCGTATCAGAGCCCACTTCGGTAAGATACACACCGTGCTTATTACGTTTGCGCGGCATGTCGGCCACCGGCTTGCCATAAACTGATGCCCCTTTCACGGGGATCACACGAAATAAGCCATGCAGGCGCGAACGCCCGTAGACAATTTGCGGATCAATGCCCCCGATGTCCCAGCAAATACGGGATATCGACATCTCAACCCCGTTGGCTCGGCGATACACGGCATTGATGGCGGTATCCACACGTAGCAGCGTCTCTTCCTCATCATGTCGTCCCATGATGATCACCCGATCAATTAACCAAGACTCTTCGCCGGGTCCCCATCCCCACACGCGCATCTCGTAACGGTCCAGCTGAGAGTCGATACCGGCGGTGAGATACGCCACCTCATCCGGAACCTGCGCCGAAAAGTGCTCTTTGCCCTCTTCAATCACTTCCGCTTCAGGGCGTTCACCGACAGCCGGCTCCCATGTTTCGCCCAGCGTCGTATTGACGAAGGTCTTTTGCTGACCGATATCGCCTTTGGTTTTCAGCCAGTCTTTGACTATCTGCACCCACGTCGTAAAGGGGCTATAGGCCGTCCAAATATGGAAGGTCACACTCTCCGGCGGCGTAATAGCCTGCCCGCTGGAGGAGAACCACCGCAGACCATCTTGCGTCCATGTCCCCGTGCGTTCGCACACATAGCGCGCCTGTGAAAAATCCAGCTCGTGTTGCTTAATCACACAGCCTGAATGCTCACAAAGATAGAACACCGTCTCAGGCTGCCCTTTGTCCCACTTCAACCCAAAGGGCGTGTCCCGATCGCCAAACTTCAGATACTGAGGCTGTCCGCAATGTGGGCAAGCGACATGAAAGCGCATCATCAGCTCGGCATTTTTAGCCGCCCGCTCTATCTGGCACGTGCCGCGTAATTTTGGCGTGGAGCCACGAATCGACTTGGGCCACACCGAGCCCTCAATCCGCTTATCCCCCAGAAAGGTGGGTGAACCTTCCTTTTCGATATCCGCATCGAACGCCGCCAACTCATCGTAACCAGCCACATCCACCGACTTTTCACGGTAGTTTTTGGCCGCCTTACCCCCGAGGCACCAAAAGCCACAGCCATTGGCAAAGCGTTTCATGGTCAGCGTATTGTTACGGTGTTTGCGGCCAAACCACGGCGCTAATGCCCGTAAGACCGGCACATCACGGATAGTCGGTTCAACGTGGGTTTTCATGAAGTTTTCAGCATCACTGTCGGTAGGCAACCAAATCAGTGTGTTGCGCTGCTTGTGCTCGATGAAATAGGCATACACCGCCAGCAGCATCTTGGAGTACCCGACCCGCGCGGATTTGACCACATTGACTTCGCGGATCCGGTCGTTGCCCATGGCATTCATGATGGCAACTTGAAACGGTAAGGTTTCCCAGTTCCCCGCGCCATACGAGGATTCTTTAGGCAAGTAATAGTGTGTATCCGCCCACTCGACAGCCGTCATGGGAATTGGGCGCTGTAACGGCTTCAGGCCAATGGCCACCGCGGCCTGCATATTACTCAGCTGATATCGAGAGATACTCATCCAGCCACTCCGGTAATTTATCCCCGGCGTTGGCACAGCAGTTTGCCCCTTTCGCAATCTGCAATTTTAGGAAGTCCACATGGTGTGGTGAGATGTCAGGGCACTGCCGCTGAACAGCCAAGGGGATCGAATCCAAAATACTCGATAACTCCATCGCGATGCGGTTGAGAGCAAAAATACAAAAGTCGGTATCGACGACGCGCCCTTCTGACTCCTGATTTTTCAGCTGCTGTCCTTTGGCTTGTTCTTCAGTTAATGCGATGCGAGCCAGCAGTAATTTTTGGGCGGCATTGTCGTCCGTCGTCGGTTCAGCCTGTTGTTTTTTCTGTTGCCGAGCCTGCCACGCATCCAGTACCGAGCGAACGTCATACAGGACTTCTCGCCCTCGCCGCTCGGTGGGAACCACACCCCACTTGTCGAACGCCTGTACAGAAATGCCTATTGATTCGGCCATATCACTTTTATTAAGTAAAACAGCCATTTACATCAACCTCACGCCCAGCAAACTGCAATACAACAACCAAGCAAATCTCAATAACCTATTGTTTTTAAATAAATTCCCCTCATTGAAACAGCCAAAAAACGGGCTCAGGTTGTTGTATTGATTTCTTATTTTCCTTATTTTTCATAATGATAGGAGAAACAATTAAACAACAACCAACCTCTTAAAAAAGCTCATAAATAGCGACTTTTTGCGGGTATACGCACCCGTGCTGTTTTCAACCTCCCGAAAGGACCCATAAGCAAATAACATATTGATTTATAATGATTAATCATGTTCAGCGATGGCAGTGTACACCTGCTGACACGCTAGCCCTTGTGCTCTTGCTCGGTCAGCATATGCTGCCAGCTCTTCATTGCGTCGGAGAGATTCGCTGAGCACGTCGGCAAGCAAAACGGAGGCAGAGGCTCTTGCTGCGCTTGCTTGGGCAGTGGCGGATAAGCGGCCGGTTTCACTGTCTGCCAGTTGACGCCGGAGTTGGGCGATACGGGTGTGCAACCCACCAGCAATATCAGCGGCACGGTCAGCATCAGCCCGCGCCAGTTGCAATTGTCTTTCAGCATCTGCAGCCACCTGCTCTATATCTTTCCGTCGCTTATTCTCAAGCTCACGCATCGCCTTTTCATGGGCGGCGCGTTCATTTGCATCTGCAGCATCTCGCTCATTCCAGCGAGCCTGCCATTGTTGATTAGCCACCAGCTTACCGGCCTCTTCGCCAGCGGAATATCGCCAAGCTGATAACCCCCATAACGACAAAGCCACCAGCGAGACTATCGCCAGTGGCTTCCAAGGTATTTTTATCATCCTATCTTCCGAACAATGTTTCGTGGCTCTCCCATTCACACACTAGGTCAGCTACATCATGACCAAAGTGAGGAAGAATGAGATAAACAATCGCTTGGTCCTCCGTTCAAGCCTGAGGGCTGCAACCAAATTTAATTTGTTAATTCAGGGCATTAAACCACTCTCCGGTAACTTTATTATTTGTCACATTTTACGGCCATCTTACAATCTAATTAAATAAGATGGCCGCTTACGCGGCCATAATTTTATGAGTCCAATGTAACTTGCGTACGCAGTTGAATTGGATTGAGTATAGAATACCTCTGCCGGATAATATTATACATATCTAACCCTTTAACTTTAACACTAACAACCATCGCGTATTGCATATCAGGGGCAGATAAAGATGTAACATTACGAGATGAGTCTCTAGCATGGTACCTAATATCAAATACAGGATCACTAAGCACAGTACCAGCATTAAACTTTTTGCTTCGGTGCAAACAAGTCTCCCATTTATGTCCTTCGTTACGACATTCCCTTTCAGTTTTGTATTGACTACTCTGACCGAAAAAATCATTCGTATCAGTGTCACCCAAACCAAACCTTGGACGAAACGTTACCTGCATTCCCGCTCTTGTATAATTAACAGAGTGCTCTGGATCTACTGGCGTTTGAATACATAAAGTAGCTGTTAGCTCAAATGCTTCATCAAATGGGACGTTAGGGAATGGAATTTGCGCTCTCAGATATTGATTTTTAGCCAATGAACCATAATAAATTACGGTGGCTGTATCATTCGAGCAATCAATTAACACATTTGGGTCTTCACTAAACCGCCCCCACCCAATGTGCTCTCGCGGACAATTTCTAGACTTTTCAGCATGATGAACAAGCAGAGCCTTTAGCGCAATAGTGTTTAACGGTGTTCCAGATAAAGCAGCAACGCCTGCTGCAGTTCTCAACGCCAATGGAGACGCATAACTGGTACCCTGAACCCCAACAATAGAGCCCAACAATGGGTTATAAGTGTAAAATGGTTCGTCATCACTACCACCGAAAATGATACCATCAGGTTTCACAAAGCCTGGGCTACGACCGGGGCCAATACAACTATAAGGGGCTCGACTCCAATTTGCGCCACTACGATCCGCAGCCCCAATGGCTAAAGCATTAACCATGTCAGATGGAGGCTGAATTCTAGCGGCATCACCATCCTCATCTCCATCATTGCCAACAGCGACAGTAAGCAAAATTCCATGTTTAGCACAAACTTGATCCAAAACTGCAGTCCAAGCATGTACTTCATCATCACCAATAGGAAGATGAGGGCCAATACTTAAATTGGCAAATTTATAGTCTCCGGTATCAAGGACATCACGGATTTTCTTAAGAACATCAAACAAGTCCCAATCGCCATTATGACCCGAGGTTGGAGATAGAACTCGATAATGGTCTACATTCATAAATGGTCTATCAAAGATTGGCTTTTTTTCATCAACCCGCCCAAATAAAAAAGTAGATGTCACCTCATTACCATGTTGTAATAATGACGCATGTGTATCTCTTGTATCTGGATACACATATTCATTAACCCAACTACTTAAATCTGCCGTTCCCAAGCCACCATCAAAAATAGCAATTCGCTCTGAGTCGAGAATTGCACTGCCATTTGGCAATTCAGGCATTGGTATATTGGATGTCTTCCTGATGATATTAGGTTGAGTGCATCTTAATGCCGGCATTGGTCTGACAACTCGAATCAACGAGAAGTCAAGAGTCTTCTTCATTTCACTAGGTTTAGCCATAGCAACAATGAACGTTAATCCGCCGACTTGGATTTTACTTTTATAATCAACAGATACGTTGTATTTTGACGCATAACTAATATATGCTTTTACAACATCATCATCATCGGAACCAGCATGAAGCACCACCTCAAACTTTGAGACATCTTCTTTTGCTTGCTCAAAATTTCTAGCTCTCTCGATTCCTTCAATAAAGCCTACACTTTCAATCTCTACGAGATTTTTTTGCACCCCTTTAGGGGTTGCAGGTGAGTTTAACAACTCCTTAAATTTATAAACTGCATTACTATCCCCACTAATAAATAACTGGGCAGTAACCAACTCTTTGTTTTCATCGCACTTTCTAGCTACTTTTCTTGGCTTTATTATTACTTGTCGGCTACCTACATCTCGTAGACCTGTAGCTCTTAACAAATCCACAGGGAAATAAGTTTTACCTAAAAATGCAGGATGAAGAGTTAAATGGAAAACACTTTCTCCTCTTGGTTTGGCACCATCATCTAGTTCGTTACAACGAGAAAGTAAAATATCCAACTCGGGGTTAAGATGCGCCCGAACTTCGTCAAGAGTATATGGGTAATTTTTACCACCACCAACTTTAGGTAGAGGCTCTTTTGATGTCAAAACATTTCCATTACCTAAAAGTAAGTTTCTTTCCATCATTTAATTCCCCATTTCAATAATTTATTTGCCACAGTAGGGTGAGAAACACCAACTAACTCAGCTATTTTCCTATTAGATTCCCCATCAAAATGATGCTTAATTATATTAATATCTACATCATTAAAATCGTTCGGTGTTATTTTCTCCATTATAACCGAATCAACTAATGACGATTCAAATGGAATCTTTTTCAAAACTTCATTTTTCTTAGAGAAGTTTAATATCCTATTAATTATAGCGAATGACGTTCCATCTAATAGACGAGCCAATTTTTTTGATAATTCTTCATTTACGCCATGCTTCACTAAATACCTATCAATTAGCTCCATTGATGGCGTATTAAAATTCAACACATGCTCGAAGCGTCGCCAAACCGCAGGATCTAAAATATCAGGGTGATTAGTTGCTGCAACAAGTAATGACGTGGAAGGCCATTCGTCTATTGTTTGTAGCAATACCGTGACCAAGCGTTTTAATTCACCCACATCTCGATCATCATCACGTCTTTTAGCCACTGCATCAAATTCGTCGAGAAGAAGAACACATGGTTTCTCCTTCGCATAATCCATAACAGATTTAATATTATTGCCAGTCTTACCCAAGAGAGAACTCATCACCGATGAAAGATCAAGAGTCAAAAGTGGCAAATTAAGTTTGGCCGCAAGCCAATGGGCTGACATTGTTTTACCTACACCGGGAGGGCCAGAAAGCAAAACTGTCTTAACAGGCTCAAGCCCAGCCTTGACCAAAGCGACAGCGTTCTCTCTCTCATTAATAATTGAATCTAGCTTTTTAGAGATATCAGCGCTCCAAATAGGCTCTTCTATAACTGAACTAACAAAAGTCTCCTGCAAAAGATTTCGTCTAGAATCTCCATCTACGGGTAAAGGTGATTTATTGGAGGTACCTCGCAAAACCGTCCCTTCAGCAAGTAACGCTGCTAGTTTGGAAGCTAAACCTTCATCATTTTTACGGATATTGCTAATCATCTTTCTGCATAGAAGTGTAAAGGCATTTGCATTGCCTTTTATGCCTTGCTCGATAAGTCTGAAAAGCTCATCCTCTTTGATGTTTACCATAGATACCCCATTAAAACAGTGACTTACAAAGAGTGGTAAGCCTTTAATCAAATTCAATGGGAATATCTTACCACTCAACACAGTACTATACAAAGAGTATCCGTGATTTTTACTGTATGTATAATCAGCTAACATGACCTATCCCATATATCCTTGACAACAATCCATAAGTGCATGTTGCCAATGTTTTATACGCTCATCATTTTTAGGTCATAACAGTCTCTCTTTCTTTCCATAACTAACTATTGAACATACAGTTATTGTTCGAACACCACTGATGGAGAAAGCCAGAACCACTAGAGTACAAATATTAATTTGTAAATAAAATCAATTAGATACAAACAACGCATTGCCGTATACCCCATTACCAAAGTGAGAAAGCGTAACCAAAACAATGGGTTCCCTGAACGGGGAAATCAAAACCCTCACAAACTAGAAGCCATGCCATTCGGGATTTCCCCCCAATTTGGGGTAAAACGAATCAGCTAAAGTCCACTTTGTAGTAAATCTGCTTCTTGTCGAAAATACCTAACTCATTGACTTTCTGGGCAACGCACAAATGCGCTCTCCGAAAATCTTCGGAACAATGACAATTTTCAGCGCTCTCAATACATCTGCGTGACGCTTGCCAAATGCTTTTGCGATTTCGAAGGTATCAGTTACCGGCTATCCTTCTACTGCGGTAACTAACTAGTATCCTCAAAGGCTTATTCCAAAGGGCTAGGTTCGGTGTAAAACATGCGTTGCGGTACGCATTTGTTGTAAAAAAGCCCCGCGTTAGCGAGGCTTCAATTTCTCTTTTTTCGACCTCATTTGAGGCCGATTGGATGACCAGAGCTAGTCTGGGTACTTCTGTCGAGGCAGTTCAAAGTGTGGGCCATCATAAAATTGCTCATCGTCACTTCGGCCATTCTGATTCCAGTCTCCACCCCAGCGTAATGGGATGCCTAACTCGTTAGCCGCAGCAAACATGGCCTTAGAGACAGATGCAAATGCCTTACGGTCATTCCACGGAATAACACCAGCCACCAGCGGAGCGCAATCAACCGCGTGGCCAGTCAGGTGCCGGCTATTCATGGTCTTACTCTTGCCATTGACCACTAGTTGGCGTTGGCGAGCTTCGGAACGCTTACCCTCAATAACCTTAAAATCCACTTTGGTCAGCTCTATCGCTCGATTTACCACTTTGACCAAATCAGGATGCACGCCTCGCAGGTTTTCAAGGCTGTGCTTGCCTAAGTAAAACGACATCACTCCTCCTTAGGAACGTGCTTATTGAGAATCCGCAAAGCAACAATCTGCAGTTGCTTTACGCCGATAAAGCCCACCATGCCGCCAATAAATGCTGCCGCGTCGACCGGTATGCCGAACCACTTCATTCCAGAGACAAAGGAAAGAGAAAGGGCGCCACATAGCGCCCCTTCTAAAATCATCGTCCGTTTAGTTCCGCCGCCGTAGAGAACTCTGAAAGCAGCAATAGTGAAGGCAAGACAGAAAGAATAGATTGTCGGCGCATTCTGATACGCCCATGCACATAGCATCGCCCAAATGCTTGGGTCTTTTTCTGACATATAGCCCTCCTGAGCGTCATCGCGACGAGTCTGGGCTTAACCTGTCGCATAAAAAACAAACCCGCGTTACGCGGGCACAAACATCACAACATAAGCACTCAAAGTGGTATCAAACACGCATTACTCATCATCTTTTAACTGCCTATGTACTTTTAGAAATGTCTCTTCTTCCAGCTCAACCCCTATCGCTCGACGTCCTAACTTCAGCGCCGCCTTAATGGTTGAACCAGACCCCATAAATAAATCGGCCACGACATCACCGGGCCGCGAACTGGTAGCGATAATGTGCTCCATCAGCTCAGCCGGTTTTTCGCAAGGATGCTTGCCTGGATATGCCTGTACCGGTGGGAACGTCCAGACATCGGTATGCGGTGTATCCGCGGTGACCGAGAAGGGACGTCGCAGATTTTCATACTGTTTTTTGAGGTCGCCATACTGCGCCACCAGCCCAGCATATTCGGCTTGCAAGCCCTGATACTGCCGTATTAGCTCGTTGTGTGGCTGCTGTAATGTATCCAAATGCCCAAGCTCTGCTGCTTTGCGCTGAAACAATGCCTGCAATTGCAGATATTGGCTTTCACTTGGTAACTGCCACTGGCTGGCCGAGAACCAATGCGAACACATCTTGGTGCCGGTCACTTCATTAATCTCTGCCGCACTAACCCCTAATGCCTTGCGCGCATCGCTGAAGTAACTGATCAGCGGTTTGAACACTTCTTGGCGTAATGCCTTGCACTTCACCGAGTAGCCAGACTGCCCTTTGGCATAGCCTTCTGCACCATAATGTTCAGCAAAAATGATTCGCTCAGTGGCAGGAAAGAAAGTACGTAAGTCCTCCTTACGCATACGACGCCAAGGGCCAAATGGTTTTGCCCACACTATATGGTTCAACACCTTCATGCGTTGACGCACTAAGATCTCAGTGTCTGCCGCAAGACGGGAGCCACAAAACATGTACATCGAACCACTTGGCTTCAATACGCGCCAAAACTCGGCCAACAAGTCATCTAACCAAGCAAGGTATGCTGTTTCATCTTCCCATTGGTTGTCCCACGCACACGCCTTTACGCGGAAGTACGGTGGGTCAGTTGCTATTAGGTCAATGCAGTTATCAGGTAGGGTTTTCAAGTATTCAAGCGAGTCAGCGTTAACGAGCTTAACACTGTTTTTATGTACAGTATTTTTCATGGATCAATTCGGGCTTTTTTGATAGGCTTTGATCCGCTTTGTGCACACAAGCGGTGGGCCTTGGTATGCCTGTGATCCCCACAACGGGCATATGGCTGGCCAGTGCGACCAACACTAGCCAGCAGCCCATTTCACAGCGAAACCGCCTTACCGGCGACAACGTTTGAAGTAACGCCCTTCCCCCATTGCATCCTCTACCAATCCAGCCATGGCTAACTGAGTCAGAATTAACTGGCAACAAGCTGCCGTCATGCCGGTTATAAGTTGCATATCCACGGGGGAAGTCCATCGGACACAGGACAAGCGGTTATAAATCTTCTTGGCCTGTGGCGTCATATCCACATGATTTTCCATGCTTTTTCTCCTAAAACTTGCCGTGACACACAAGTAACTCTGTTCCGATTACACAGCAAGTCATTCAGAAAAAAGGCATAAAAAAAGCCGCCTAAGTGTCTTACGACGTACTTAAGGCAGCGTACCCTGCAATGGTGGCTCAATGGCTCACAATTGTCAAATAAAAATTCACGTTACGCACAAATAGCCACACGTTTAGCGATATTAACAACACGTTTACGACTAATTAGCGCAGGATGCAGCTCTCTGTAAATCAGCCAGAGTGAAGCATCAAGTACCTGATCGACCTCACGGCGACATGTTGATAATGATGGCCTTCGCCACCCCTCATATCCTCGCCCCAGCATTACCTTGCGTGGTTTTGCAGTGCTGCACTGATAGCATGCAATGGCACGTTTGGAAGAGCCAAAAGCGTAATAGCTCAACACAATGCCAAGCGCCTTTTTGTCGATAACGAGTACACGGTCTACGATCTGGGAAATTAACATACCGTCCTCATCGTTACACATTGGGCGCGATGGCGTTACTCGAGTAGGATCTGCGGCTTCCATGAATCTTGCGATCATGCTGGACATCCGTTTTTCAAGTCGTCCGGAGTACACCCAAGCGCCCCACAACTGCAGCCAGTCATCAACCCATCGATATTGCTCAGGGCTGAGTTTCATATCGACAACGTTCATCAGCTCACTCCCCCATTCGCAACGTGATGCCATCCTGATACCAATCCGGCAAAGTAAACTCGATGCGGCCTACCTCACCTGATGCCCGTAGGTCACGCATGCGCACAAGCTCACGACGCATATGCTGATAAAGCTCATCCATCTGCCATGGTTTCAGTCGGATGGGAATTGCAGATAAATGGGCTATGCGATCAATGGTCATTTCGCCGTAAGTGATATTGGCGTGCATCGTGAACTCAAAAGGATCTTCACCAAGTTTTCGATGGCAGCCTATGCAGTGCGCGAAGGCGTTGTAAGGATGGTACCGAGTGGCTTTGTGTCGACGAGATTTGAAGTGTGAGCAGTGAAGTTTTTGATGGTCGTGGTTGAAGTGTCTACCGCAGTATTCGCATTGCCAATTTGTTCGCTCTCTTACTAATTCTGAAAATATCGCGTCCCATTTATCCCGCTTTAATGCCATATCACCTCCAGAGTCGATTAATCATTGATTGTGGAGTTGGCTGTAACTTCTGGCGTTTTGGGGCGGCAACCGACACAACCCAAAGAGTTTTATCGTCGCTTAAACTTTTCATCGCTTTCAATCCCCGCCGCTGGTATTCAGCGAGTAACTGTACAGCCTCTTCACTACTCATCGGGTTATGAGTGAACCATGCAATCATATTTCTCCCCAACCAGCAGAACGCAGCGCACCATAGACAGCCTCACGAGCCTCAAGCTCTTCTTTCTCAGCAAGCTGCAAAATAGCGCGCGTCGTATCGGCATTAGCTTTGGCTTTCTGCCATACGGTGATTAACTGATCGATAGATTGATGTTCCACCTCTGACATCACTGCATGGGACGCTTTCTCTGGCCACACGAAACCACCAATTCGGTTCAGAGCTTCAAGCGTGAATAACTGTTCATCTGGTAATGGGTATTTATTATTCATTTTGCTTCTCCTTAATCCGCATGTATTCGGAATCAGTCGGTATAGTCAAAAGACAACCAATGCTGGTCGCCCAACCCTCAACCTGAGTCATGAAGTAATGCATAGCTCCAGTATCTAGGCTTGAGGTATGCCGTAGCTCTTGAACTGTCATCCGCTCACCCGTGATGACATCAATTCGCTCGATTTCTTCGTATCCAAGATAGGTATGCTTCATTGCGCATTTCACCCATTCAGGCGTAGCGAAGCCCCTACCTCTGCGCTGGAGGTATTTGCTTATCTCGCTACACCACATGTGAAAAGTGCGTTTTGTGAAAGGCTGCGTTTGTTTTTCCACGGTTTTAATATCAAGCGATATTCACCGTGCTCTAGCAGTTGTTGGATTTGCTGACCGACTGACTGAAAGTTTACTTTAGTGAGTTTGATGCCTTCTTGGTTTATGCCATTCACATCCACTCCATTAGTTTGAAAGCAACTCCGAAGTAACTAACCAATAGGTCTGATAGACGATATGTCCAAATACAGACCGGCAGACTGAACACTTCGACCTGATAACCGGCTAAACATCAGGCCATGCTCATCAATCCATACGAAAAAGCCCTTTCTCAACTTACGCTGGGAAACACATTGCTCACCAGAAGCATCCAGCCACAACAGATCACCTACGTGAGTGAATTTATTTTTCATGCCTGCCCTCCATGCGCTTTTACACCCGGCTTCTAAAAAATCTCCGTTTGATTTCAGCTATCTTTGCCATCCCAGCCTCTTTGGTGACTGGAATATACAATTTAGCGACTTGCTTAATCGGCTTAGGGATTTCTTCCCCTGCCCGAATACGTGATGCCATATCACTCAGCTCAGTAGAGCATCGCTTGCGCGTTTCAGATTCGGACAATCCCTGAGATCTCATTACGTCATATAGCTTGGTGACCATCCAGTATGCCGCATTGCTGGGCCACGGGTACTCCTCGGGAGAATCATACAAGCTTCGCTCTGCGCAGTACTTCATTAGCATGTTGTAGAGTTCATTAGAATCAGGGAGCCCCGCCGACTGAAACTCGCCTAAACGGCACCACGATATGAATTGTCCTGGTGATGGTAGATAGGGTGAGTTTTGGCGTCTAGCGGCGGACATACCGGCCTCAACCTGCTCAAGGCTAGTGATCCCGTTCTCCAAGAATGCCATCACCCACTGTGCCCTTAGTGTGTCCAAGTCAGACTGGCTTTTAACGCTTACCGTGAGTGCAGGGAAAATAACGCGGAATTGCTTAAATATCTCATTGAATACCGCAACCGCACCGTCGTTGAGTTGTTTTCGCGGTCGTTTTGCATCGGCCATCTGTACCACTGTCGCCGAGTGGCTATTGTACGTAGTGGTTACCGCAGCGGCTGACTGTCTCATACCAAAAGTCCTTTCGCCCAATCAGTGTTATCGAAGTTCAAGGATGCTGAATTTGCTGTACCAGCCAATTGCTTGTTGCGCTTGATTTCTAGCTGATCCCACTTTCGGCGCAAACTGACTGGGCACAAAATATTCCCAGACCAGAATGAATCCTGACACGCCCATCTGAACAGCTCGCACATTTCACGATGTTGCTTCCCGTCACGCTCGCGCATCAGACGTATCTCATTGGCCCATGCGGCATAGTTAGGTTTTTTAGCCTTGGGGGCAATCGCTAACACCTGCCCAAACATCCACTCGGCTGCGGCAAGGTCATCAGCGGTACCCCACTTGGTACCGCTCTGAATTGCTTTTCCATCGTCAGGCAAAGAAACACCTCCGCTGCGATCGTCTGAGGATTCGTCAGAATTCTCGGACGTAATAGATATTGGTTCTATGACTGGTTCTATTGACTGGTTCTGGTGCCATCTGGTGGCACAGGGTGTGCCATCTAATGGCATAGGGGGTGTCATCTGATGGCACAGGGGTGTGCTATTTGATGGCATAGGGGTATCCAGAATCAGGTAATAAACATTCGACCTATTCCCCTTTCCGTTGTTATTCCCGATACGGTTTTCTTTCGTCAACAACCCCATATCCATGAGCGCGTCAATGTGTGCTCTTACAGCGCTCCTGCTGCATTCGCAATGATCCGCGATATTCTGGTATGACGGCCAGCACTCCCCTTTATCGTTGGCATTGTCCGCTAATTTGATTAAAACCAACTTCCTTAATGGGTTTCCAACCTTGATATTCATGGCCTTAGCCATTAACGTCATGCTCATTGAAAAGCCTCATTGAAAAATATAATATTTCTAGCGTATTTCTCTGTGAACTGTGATTTTTGCTTAAAAACTCATTGTTAACTGCTCAAAGTCCTCGGTTGCCGCCGAGGACTTTTTTTGTCCGATCACTTTAAAAACCTCTCGAACTACCTGCCCCAACGGGCTCACTTCTGTGGCCATTTTTAGAATGCAAAAAGCCGTTGCTACATCGCGCCAATTCATTCGACTAACCTTAGATTCATGCCATCCAGATAGCTCAGCGAACTTGCGTTGAGTCAGTTGTGACAAAGCAATCAGAATGTCTGTCTCCGCACGGTCGATCTGACGCTGAGTTGGTTTGCTGTAACTTGCATTTCTCATGTGCAAAACTCCTTTTTGAAATATGAGTAGCCAAACCATCAAGCAAACTTGATGACTAGTTGGTGTTTGCCGTCTGTGTTCAGTCGGCGGTCAGGTTGTTAAAGAACGGAGGGTTAGATATCGCTACTACTTCGTTTTTGACTAGGGAATGGTTTTCTCTCTTCCGCGTGGACTGACCCATCTGGATTGATGATCACCGTAATATCTCTTCCAGATGAAATAGCCTTAAAAATAGCACTCTGGTATACACCGAGATTTTTAGCCGCCTTGGTTTGCCCAAGACGTTTTACGTAATCTATTAGTTTTACTCTTTGCTCCATTAGAACCTCCTTCACGGATAAAACAATTATTACCGCTAGAGCTAATTGATGTCAACACTAGCGGTGTTATGCTTTTAACACCATGAGTGATAACATCGAGGAATGACTACGAAAAAAAAACCTATCACAGCAGAGCAAATTGAAGATGCTAAACGGCTAAAAGCTATTTACGCAGCTAAAAAACGCGCTCTCAAACTCTCACAAGATAGTATCGCTGATGCTCTAGGCATCGGTCAGTCTGCTGTCGCGTCTTTGATGAACGGCGTGAATGCATTAAATCACACCAATGCAGCAGCGATTGCTAAACTATTGCAGGTCGGAGTGGAAGAGTTTAGCCCGAGGCTGGCGCAAGAAATTGCGGATATGTATAGCTCTCTTAGTCCTAGCAAAGTTGTACCGCCGCAAGAGAAAAGGTCATTCCCGTTGCTTACAACAGTTCAAGCGGGAGCGTTTACAACAGTAGCTGAGTCATATACGGCAAAAGACGCTAAGTGTTGGATAGAAACATCCCAAAAAGCCTCTGCTCGTTCATTTTGGCTGGAAGTAGAAGGTGATTCTATGACTGCGCCTGCAGGGTCTAGCCCTAGCTTTCCCGAAGGGATGCTAATTCTAGTAGACCCTGACCGTGATGTAGAGCCAAACGACTTTTGTGTTGCAAACACCAATGGAAATGAGTTCACTTTCAAAAAGTTGATTCGGGATAGTGGCCTATGTTTCCTTAAGCCGCTAAACCCACAATATCCCCTCATTCCATGTGGAGACACCTGCCGCATAATCGGAAAAGTGATTATGTCTCAGTGGCCAGAGGAAATGTTTTAATAGCTTGCTCTCTAATACTTAGAGCTGGTTAGCAGCAACCTTTACCGTCGTCACAAGAGCAAACTCCTACAACGGAACCAATCCCTGCAAAACCGGCCAAGTGCCGGTTTTGTCTCTTTAGCACATCACTATTTCTTGTCGACACTAATTTCACCCCCCCCTACGCCAAGAAAATAAAACCACTTAAAAAACAATAACATTATTACTTGCGGTGATTATTTATCTCTAGCGGTGTTGACATTTAATAGCACCGCAGGTGATACTAAATATACCGAGACACCCAGTCTCATCGCTCTTTAACAAGAAAGCTCTCACCTGAACACAGGTGAGCCAAGGCAACAGGCTTTGGGATGTTGATGTGCTACGAGCTTAAGAACGCTCAGTAAGCACGGATTAACAAACCTCGCGTCAATATCACCAAAGTCTGTTACTGGAGGATCAATCGTGAACGCAAGACAGCGCTATAACTTTCGCCGTATGGCCGAGTTTAACGCTCGAAAAGCTAAAGAAGCGGCTTTTAACCGTAAGCTGGAAGAAGCTATCGGAGGTTGCTCTATCCGAGTTCTGAATGCTGTATCAGTGCCAAAACGTCACCACAGCCACACTGAATTAGGATCCACGTGCCTGCCAAAGACAGCCATGTATCAGGCAGGCTATCGCCGTAAACAAGCAAATGTTACCGCAAGGGTATAACCCTCAATTTAACGTCACACCCAGCATATAAAAAGGGAGAAAGCTCATGATGAATTATGCCATCGCGGGCGGAACCTTCATGGGTTTCGCTCCTGAGTCTCAATTATCTGCAATCGTAGAACGAATTAAACAAGCCATTAAAAACACTACCCGCATTATCAAGCAACCCTGCACCAAATAAATCTACATATTGAGGAGGCATACCATGCACGCAGACTCAATTAACCGCATCATGTTCAAATACACCCTAAGTGGTTCAGATTTCAAAACAAAGCGCGGACACTGGACGCTGAAAGCCATCCTGCTGTTTGTCGTCCTCTCACTGATGTACCTCTCTTATCCGGCTTAATAGCGTAAGGAGGCCACATGTCCAACATGATGGAGCGAGGTCCCATCTTTGACTCCCCTGACCTCGCTGAAGTACGCGCCAAACTGGCAAGAGCAAAGCAAGAGTTTTACGCCCGCCTAATGGGGCCACCAGTTCCCTTATATATCCGAGAGAGACAGAAAGCACGAGAACGGCAAGAAATTGCACTCCGCGCCAAGATAAACCGCCAAAAGGCTTTTGAGCATGCCATGGCGCAAATCATGCAACTGCAACAAAAAGGGATCCTTCAATGTTCAATGAAGTGATGATAGAAACGGCTCCAGTTGATAACGCTGCCATTACTAACTTTGAACCCAACGAGCCCGGTTTTTACCCGAATATTTCCGCTACAGCTTATCACCGTGGCTCAGGTCTTTCTAAAAGTGCGCTAGATTGGGCGCTGATTTCCGGCCAGCATTATCACTACTACCAAGTAGAAGGTAACGACCAGAGAACCACAGCAGCACTGCGTGAAGGCCGAATCCTGCACAAAGTCGTATTAGAGTTGGATGACTTTAATAACGAGTTTGCTGTTGAGCCGGCGTGGCCAGAAGAGGCCATCAGCAGCACCGACCAGATGAAAGCCATCATTCAGGAATACAATGATTCACTGGAGGCCAAGCCCTCCATCGAAGAGTTGGTAGTCGCAATCGAAGCTCATAACGCACGACTAACCAAACCCATAGATGCGGGGAAAACGGTCTCCGCTCACGAAGTGGCCTACGATGCTCTACCGGCTGCGTACCAAACGTTAGGACCAGATGACAAACGTACCGCAACAGCGCTCAAAGCCAGCATCAAACGCTATAACGATACGCTACCCAAGCCACTGAAAACTTCAGGCGGTTACCAAGCGGTTCTCGATAGCTACGCCATGTTAGGAGCAAAAGAGGCCGAGCGCGTTGCCCATATCAATGCCCTGCCTCAACCATTGCCGGTGAGCGGTACCAAAACAGAAATGGCTGAGCGCATTCGCAGCTTCAAGCCGGATGCTATTTTTCTGGATGACTTAAGACAAGCCTTCCTAAAAGAAGCCGGAGAGCGAGAAATCGTCACTGCTGCAGAGTATCAGCATGCGCTACGTTATCGCGAAGCCATCTTCGCCCATCCCGAAGCGGCGGTGTTGCTGGAGCTCGACGGTGAAGCGGAAACCAGTCTCTACTGGAATCATCCACAAACCGATGAGCTGTTGAAATGCCGCCCTGACTGGATGAGCCGCAAAGAGCACGTACTAGCCGACCTGAAGTTTGTTCGCAATGCCAGCCCGTCCGGCTTTGCCCGTGATGGTAGCGCGCACAACTACCATATCCAAGATGCGCACTATAGCGATGGATACCAAACCCTCACCGGCCACATTCCAAGCTTTGCGTTTATCGCCGTCGAGAAAGATGGTCCACTCGGTAAAGACGTCTTTAAGCCCATTCTGGTTGGCGTGTATTACTACAGTATCTCTGACCGTGAGCGTGGACTTGAGCTGCGCGATATGGCAGTTCGCAACATTGTCCGCTGGCGTCAAGCCGATTACTACCCTGGTCATGATGGCGTCACCGAAATTAGTGTGCCGGCTTATCAAGTCGCAGCGGAGGAGCGCAGGCTGCTCAATGATGAAGGGCTGCTCCCACCAGCAAACGATGAAACGCAAGCCATCGAGTTCTACGAAGACAAACTTCCATCGTTACCTGAAAACCTGTTTGCCTCGCAGGAGGTCGCATGATGAACCAACACCCTACCTTAGTCAGTAATAACACTGTTATCACCAACGACCGCGGTCAAGCCAATATGCTGAACCTGATGATGAATGTGGACTTCATGGCCAGTATTGATCGGCTAGCCGACATGATGGCCAGCGGCAAAGCCACCGTGCCTCAGCATCTGCGTGGTAACAAAGCCGATTGCTATGCCATCTGTCTGCAAGCACTGCAGTGGGGAATGAACCCCTTCCCTGTGGCGCAAAAAACGCATCTGGTTAATGGCACGCTCGGCTATGAAGCCCAATTGGTGAACGCTGTCGTCGTGAACTCCGGAGTGATTAAGGGGCGCTTTGACTACGAGTTTTTCGGGCCATGGGAGCGCGTAGTCGGTAAGTTCAAAGTCATCAAAACCAAGAGGGATAATAAGGACATCGAGTACCGCGTCCCCAACTGGACATTTGATGATGAGAAAGGCTGCGGCGTCCGCGTTACCGCATGCTTGCCGAATGGCGAGGCGCGAAGCATTGAGCTGTTATTGCAGCAAGCGCGCACGCGAAATTCCACACTGTGGGCTGATGACCCTAAACAGCAACTCGCCTATCTGGCGGTTAAGCGCTGGGCGCGATTGTATACACCGGATGTCATCATGGGCGTTTACTCCGTTGACGAACTGCAAGAGGAAATCGACATCACGCCGATGGTTGGTGACGATACTCCGCTCTCAGGACAATCAATGACAGAACGTTTAGCCGCACAGGCTGCACGTAAACGAGCTGCACAGCAAGCCGCGCGTAAAGGAAATGTCATTGAAGGTGAGGCTCGCCCTGTCACGGAAACCGTGGCAGTAGCACCTGCAACAGACGAAACCCCAGAGCCATCATCAGCACAAAACGACGCGCCTGATGAGCCATCAGTACAAGATATTCAGGATATGCTGGCCGATATCTTGTTCCGTATGGATGAGTCGCAATCAGGGCACGAGATAAAGCAGCTGGTCGAAGAAATTGCCACCATCGGCAAATTCATGACCAAAGACCAACAAGCCCAAGCCAACCTTGTTTATCACCGCAATATGGATCGCCTCGATCTCCGCAATACTGCTGCGTAACCCTCCCACCGAGTAAAAGTAACAACATGCACTACACGTCTGTGATGTTAGTGTTATCGCTGACGGTTACGTAATGCTTAGCATCGTTAAGATTTAGAAAAACAAAGGAAAATTAGATAGATAAAACATGATCACATCATCACCTCAAAATAAACAACATCGCTCACATTCAAATAGCAGCGACTGGTTATTTGTTGTTTTGACGCTTGCTCTAGTGGCCTGTGGTGTACTGCTTGCTTGGTTTGGCGTTGAAGATTTAGTTAAAGCTGTGGAGCAGTTAAATGGATAAACAATATGCACCCCGTGATGTGGAGTACCTTGACTCAATCGGTGGTTACTACTCAAAACATGTAACCGCAATGACAACCGAGGGGCTAACCTCAAAGTCGGATATTGCCGCCGAGCTAGCACATAGAGATGCCGAGATCGACTTCCTACAAAAACGAATTAAAGAGCTCGATCTGTATTTTGGCCAGCTATTGGTGACGGCACAAGCCGCCGTGATTGAGTGTGAGCACGGTAAAGGCGCAAATGTTGCTATGGAGTGGATATTCAACTTTCTAGCTCCACGCGGAGAGTTGCCAAACAGCGAAGAAAAAGATGCAGGAGCATTTCATAAACTAAGGGTTGAAGACATTTGGCAGCAACTATACGAATGCTACAACTTCTTCCAAGCCAGACGTCATGCCCACAAAAGCACAAACAACTAACCCCGCCACTGAGCGGGGTTTTTATTTCCCATCCTGAAGTGGACTGTCTATTTGCAGTCCGCTTTTTAGAGTTTGCTGGAGTTTGCATGTATCTAACTATAGAAGAGTGGAATCGGCGGCAGCCTCTTGAATTGTCGCTAGAAACAGTGCGCAAACATGCTCGAGCGGGACACATCTACCCCGCCCCACAAAAATACGGTCGCCGCTGGATTTTTGATGAGAACGCCAAATTGATGACCAGCGTAACAGGTACATCATTGATGGAGAGAATTAAGCGAGATGGCACAGAGAAGAAAAAAAGAAAATCGTGATTTACCGCCAAATCTCTACGTTCGTCGCGGCTACTACTCATACCGACATCCTCAAACCAAAAAAGAGTATGGGTTAGGCAGAAATCGCGCGTTAGCAATCTCTCAAGCTATTGAAGCTAACCTGTCGCTCGGTAATGTATCCATATCATTACAGGAGCGTATTTGTGCAGATGAAACTCTCACAGTTCGAGCTTGGAGTGAAGAGTATGAGCGCATATTCATGATGCGTGAGCTGCGGCCGGCATCTATCTCAAGCAAACGAAAATATTTGCGAGTAATCCAAAGAGAGCTAGGTTCTCTTGCGTTGAGAGCCGTGAGTGTTAGAGATATTGCAGAACTAGTATCGAGTTACACCACTGCAAAGAAAATGCGAACAGCGCGTGGTTTACGCGCTGAGCTAATCGATTTTTTCAAGGAAGCTATCGCCGCTGGACATGTAACTAACAACCCCGCAGAAGTGGTGCGCGCACCAAGAGTAACAGTTCAACGTTCACGTATGTCTCTGTCCGACTTCCAGACAATTTTGCAAGTTGCTGAGACGAACGCTCCGGAGTGGTTTAGCCGCCTTATGCGAGTCGCACTGATTACAGGTCAACGACAAGCCGACTTATGCGCGATGAGAATCGAAAATATTTACAATGACCGGTTACATGTTACCCAGCAAAAAACAGGCGCAAGAATCGCCATACCGCTATCACTGGAAATTGCAGGTTACAGACTTGCAGATAATCTCGAACCAACAGACAACTCAGGGAAGATTTTTACCACGAAAGCAGTAGAGCATCGTGTCAGACGGCTCTATGCAAAAATAAGAGAAAAAAGCGGGTTGCAATGGGATAACGGCACGCCACCATCCTTTCACGAAATCCGCAGTTTATCCGCGCGACTCTATACAGATGAGCGTGATGCAGTCTTTGCTCAAAAATTGCTTGGTCACAAATCTAGTTCTATGACTGATCGGTACAGAGATGAGCGCGGAGCGTGGGTTGAATTGTGATGCAATAGTGGAAAATAGTGACACACCGACACTAATTTATTGATTTTTATAGTCAAAAAAACCGTGTCGGTGACAACTGGCTACATTCCTAAAACTCGACCAGACTGAATAGGTTAAATTGCGTTGGCAGGAGTCGAAGATGAAACAATACAAAATTTTTCGCAATGCCTCGGGCCAAGTTGAAGCGGTGAAACAAGGCTGGTCTTGGCCGGCCTTCTTTTTCAGTGTGATCTGGGCCATTGCTAAACGGCTGTGGATCATTGCGATTTGGGCCATCCTGATTGTCATGGCGATAGGTACGTTTTTAAGCCTGAATGTCGGTTATGAATATAGCTATGAAATTACCAACATTATTTCCCTGTTGGTTTATATCGTGTTCGGGGTATATGGCAACCGTTGGCGCGAAAAACATTTGCTCACCCGCGGATTTAAACATGTCGAAACCTTAACCGCTGCCAATCCCGCCGGTGCAGTTGCCCTGTATTCAAAAGCAACCAGCGAAGCGGCATGA